AATTAGTCTTGAACAAGAAAATGATTATTTGCGTGGAACAATAGGGGAACCAACTCCAAATGATTTGATAGATTTCCAAGAGATTAAAGACTATGGATATGAATCTTTTAATTTTCATGGAATAGACTGGATGTCTTGGTGGGATTCTAATTCCAACAATGAGACTGGAACAGCCGTAATACTTTGTGGAAATAAAGTGAATGAGAATACTTTTGATCATCTGTCGATAGAGGGAAGAAAGTTTTTATCTTCAAGGTATTTAACATACAGAGTCAAACCAACTTTTAAAAGAATTGATGAAGATGGAAGGCGTTATGACTTAAATGATCCAAAAGACAGCTTACACAAGTATTCTTTAGATCAAGGTTGTATTCATTTTAAATCTTGGAAGATTTATTATTTTGTGTCTGATTTAAGGAATCCACAGAAACGACAAAAAGAAAGTACACCACTCACACACAAAAAATTCAAAGAGATTATTCTTTACAAGAATGAGCTATATGGTGACTTTGAGAACCTGCATCCATTAACGGTTGCTTCATTGAGAAATGCTTGGGGGATCTTTTATAAAAGCGTAGGCGATAGAGTGACTATTATTGTTGAGCCTCCAGTTTACACAAAGAAGAAATCTAAAGGAGTTTATCCAAATGAGGCTAGATCAAAGCTATCTTGGAAAGACTCAAAAGACTCCGTTCCTGTTCAGACTATTCCACTTGAAGATCTTAGGAAATACTTTAGGAATAATATGCCTGAGTCTATTAAGCAGCTTATCGAGGAACAAGCAAATCAAGAGCTGAATCAATCAAAAGAGAATAAAGTAGCTAAAGAACTTAATAAGTGGATGACTATACCAAAGGACAAAAGGAAACCTAAACAAGGCCAAGGCTTATTAATCTCCAATCCTAATGGTCATTTTATTGGTGGAAATCTTACTGGAGAACTATTTAATCAATTGAATGAAAATGGTGTAATACCAGAGCCGAATCCGAATCCGAATCCGAATCCGAATCCGAATCCTAAGCCGGAGCCAACAGAGGAAGAACTTGAGCGAAAGGAAAAAAAGCGAAAAGCAAGAGAACTCGCTGAGAAAAAAAGACAAGAGCCTCCTGAAGTTTACTTTCATAAACAGAGTGAATCACAATCGGAAGAATGGTTTAAAAGGAATGGCCAGTGGCAAGTTGCATTTTATGAGCCTCCCGGAGTTAACGGACAGGGTAATAAATTAAGGATAAATCAAAACCATGATTGTTTTTGGGGATATCGGAATCTAGTTGAGGACTGGTTGAAATCAAAAGGCCATAAGATGCACAAGACTCAAATCATGACTTATATAATCAAGCCTTTTTGGGAAGATTATGGACCTTGCGCTATTCAACACGCAAAGGCGATTCCGTCCACTAAACGAGATAAGGATGGATATGCTCCTGAACGTTTGAGCTTCATCTTTTATGGTTCGCTGCATTTCCTAAAGATGAGACTAAATACATACTTTAAGAACTTCCAAAAAGAGAATCCTGAGCAATGTTAGACGAGTATCAAAAATAAATTGCGTAAAGAAGACAAATTAAGCGCCATAGTCCTTGATCAAAAACGGCATAAGGAACTGACAGTGAAAATTGACTATCAAATCAGAATGTTAGCAATACAATATCAACGTCTTGGCTTCACTTATGCTGAAATTGCAAAGACATTCAACAACGCTGGGTTAAAGACAAAAAACGAAAACAGGAAATATACAGCTTCTTCAGTGTCAAAGCTAATCAAAGGGAATAATCATGGGTAAGATTTACAGAGAGAACAGTGAAGCCAGTCTCATAGACTTCATGGGTAGCGATAAGCGAGTGGTTGACAGTGCAAGAGTCAGCTTTCTTAAGGATGATATCACAGAGACCCAGCTAACTGTAAAAGACAAGAAGCTCATTAAGTTCTTAGCAGCACATGGCCACTCTTCACCGTTTGAACATTGTACAGCTACATTCATCTTGATCGTTCCTATGTTTGTTCGTTCTCAAATCATGAGACATAGGACATTCTCATACAATGAAGTAAGCAGACGATACACTTCCGAGCTTATCAAGTTTTGGAAGCCCGATGAGTTAAGAGGTCAGGCCAAAGATAATCTTCAATGCTCGGACGGTGTTATTGATTCAAGTGAAGCAGAAAGTATATTCAAACTAGCAACTGAGTTCAGCTATGCAAGCTATCAACAATTGATCGACCTTGGTTTATCGAGAGAGCTTGCTCGTGGTGTTCTTCCTCAAAGCACATATACAACTTTTTATATGACAGGCAATCTTCACAACTGGATTAAGTTTATCAAGCTTCGTGATCATGATCATGCTCAACCGGAGACGAGAGAGATAGCGCAACAGATCAAACAAGCTCTTGAAGTCTGCTTTCCAAACTCAATGGAAGCTTTTTTCAAGGATAGTGATGAGTGATAACATTGAAGATCAAAGACGATATAAGCAACGACAAGTTGTAAAGAAGCGTTGGAGAGATAAAAGTAAACTCTATATCAAAGCTTATTATTATTGGTACTATCACACGATAATTAAACCAGGATCTAAAGAAGTTAATCGACCGGACATTAAGGATTTCAAATGAGCTATGAAAAGTTAAGAGAGTTTATTCTCCATCTTCATGATCAAGGATTCTCTATTAATGAGATTCAAAAGGCCATCATTACGAATCATGATATGGTCTTATGTTTGGAAGATGTTCAAGGCTTGCTTGATGAAGCTTTAACTGCTCAAAGCGTACAGAAACACGCACGCACGAGGGAAGAACAAGTTTTAAAAGCACTTTGTGAGATTAAGAAACGTCTTGTTTATACTGACTGTTCACCACTTCACAGAGAGAGCGAAGCTCTTTACAGAACACTTTGGGCGACAATTGGAGAGCATTATGGCTGGGACAAAGAAGAAGACATCGAAGACACCGAAGACCAAGCGCAAGACTAGAGCAGAGATAGAGCGAGCAAAGAAGAAAGAGCTTGTCCTTGAAAACATCCGAGTGGGGATGTCGATAGATGCTTCATGCTCTCAAGCAGGTGTTGGCCGGCGTACTCATTACGATTGGCTTGAGAAAGATGACGCTTATGAAGAAGAAGTCAATGCTGCTATAGGATTTAGCGAAGCAGTTATGTTGTCAAGACTTGATCGATGTATTGACGACAAGATGGACTGGAGAGGTTGGGCTTGGAGACTATCCAAAAGGTTTCCTGATAAGTATGGAGATCTCAAGACTCTTGATCTTAATGTTTCCAAACAGTCGGATGGCTCTCAAGAAGTGCTTAGTATGATGAAGCAACTTGAAGACCAGTTCCAAAATAAGGAAAGCCTAACTTCTTCAACAAGGGAGAACTTGGAAGAAAGCTAGGCTTTACTGACATGAATAGAATGACAAATTCTAATCAAGAGGAAGACTAAAACATATTATGGCCGAAATCAAACTAAATCCTCTACAGCTTGAAATCATGAGAAGCATAACACGCAAGGACAAGGTTATTGCTGCTCGATGTGGTTGGGGTTCGGGCAAGACTTCAGCTCTTGTATTCTCCATCCTGTATCTCTCCAAGACAAGGCCTGGTACTTCATCGCTATTGGTCACAGATACGACTCCAAGATATAACTCAGTCTTGATGCCGGAAATGGAGAAGTGGCTGAGTCCTCTTGGTTGGACTTATAACCACACCATGAAACAATGGACTGACAAACACACAGGGAGTCAAGTGTGGTGTCGCAGTTACTTTCGACCGGGAACAAGAGAAGCTACTCACAATCCTCTTGAGGGCTTGAACGTAACAAGCGGAGTCTGCTTGATTGATGAATGTCAGACCTTAACTCAAGAAGTAGCTCATAAAGCTCTTGGTCGTTTAAGAGCAGGGCCAAGTCCCATCTTGATCTTAGTTGGCTTGCCTGTCGTCGATGCTTGGTGGGTCAACATGGCAGAGAGTCAAAACATAGCTCCGCTATTCTTTAGCTCTTATGTCAACCAAGACAATCTCGCTGATGAATGGTTTGAAGCTACTAAGATGCTCCCACCTGATGAGCGTGAAGCGATGATCATGAATAAGCCAAAGCCACCAACCGGCTTGATATATTCTGAGTTCACCGAGGCTAGCCATGTCGTCAAAGATTGGCAGTATAAAGAAACCATGACAGGTCGTATCGCCATCGATTGGGGCTTCAGGAAACCAAGTGTGTTAATCATTGCGTATGATGATGAGCTTCAAGCTTCGGTTATCTGTCATGAGATCAATCCTAAAGAGGTCACCACTCAACAGCTTACTACTCTTATCCTTGCCATCGCTTGGCCAAGATCATTAAAAGATCAAGCACCGGGTCCAAGAATATGGTTAGATACTGGAGTTGCAGACAAGGCAGGTAAAGCAAGGAATGACCAGACAGGCCAAAGC